TTTTTAAAACTTATAATTTATGTCATCAGTCTTAGATTCAGTTCTGGCACAGTACGAAAAATCAAAACAATCAGGCGGAGCGTCAAACAAAATGACGCAGGAAGAGCGAATGAAAAAGTATTTCGCGGCAATTCTTCCAGCTAATCAATCATCGGCTCAAAAACGAGTTCGTATCCTACCTACAAAGGACGGAAGTTCACCATTTGTTGAAGCGTGGTTTCACGAAGTTCAAGTGGGTGGACAATGGAACAAGTTTTATGACCCAGGTAAAAACGACAACGAGGCGTCTCCTCTAACAGATGTTCACGACGCACTTATTAGTACAGGTAAAGATTCCGATAAGGAACTTGCAAAACAATATAAGGCACGTAAATTCTACATCGTTAAGGTTATTGACCGAGACAACGAAGCGGACGGACCAAAGTTCTGGCGTTTCAAACACAACTACAAAAACGAAGGTGTTTTAGACAAAATCATTCCAATTTGGAAGGCTAAAGGTGATATCACTGACCCTGAAAAAGGACGTGACCTTATCATTGAGTTGGCCAAAGCAAAAACTCCAAAAGGGAAAGAATATACAATCATCCAAACAGTTATGTACGATGATGCGACACCAATCCACACAGATGAGACAACAGGTAAATCTTGGGTTAGTGATGAATTGACTTGGAGAGACGTTTACTCTAAAAAACCAACCGAATATCTTGAAGCGATTGCTCGTGGAGAAACTCCAAGATGGGATTCAGATAAGGGTGGATATGTTTATGGTAATAGCGAATCTGCTGAAATGAGTATGGGTGGAGGTTCTTCATCATATTCTGACCCACAGGCTGAGTCAGAGCCAGATGGTGATTTACCATTCTAATTTATAAAAGGATGGACACGAGCATAGACAATGTGTCCATCCTTTACTATTTTTAACACAAACAATTTAAACGCATAGACATTTATGGCGATAAAGAAAAAAGAATTTTCACTTGATGCAATCAAGAACAAATACTCCACAAAAACAAAATACAAAGAAACCGAGTTTTATGAAGTCGGTGAAGCTTTCCATAACAGTTGCGGTTTACCTGGTCCTGCTTTGGGTAACATCAATATGTTCTTGGGTCATTCAAACTCTTCCAAAACGACAGCACTTGTTAAAGCCGCTGTTTCGGCTCAGAAGAAGGGGCATCTACCCGTTTTCATTATTACTGAAAAGAAATGGTCGTGGGACCACGCAGTAGAACTTGGTCTTGAGGCTCAAATGACTGAAGGAGAATGGGATGGACAATTTATCTTCAATGATAACTTTGACTATATTGAACAAGTTACAGATTATATCAACGAGTTATTAGACGAACAAGAAAAGGGTAACATTCCTTATTCTCTTTGTTTCCTTTGGGATTCAGTTGGTTCAGTTCCTTGTAAAATGACATTTGACGGTAAAGGTGGTAAACAACATAACGCATCTGTATTGGCAGATAAGATTGGTATGGGTATTCAGGCTCGTATTACCAAATCTCGTAAAGAAGATTATCCATATACAAACACAATGGTAGTGGTTAATCAACCTTGGGTTGAATTACCTGATAATCCATTTGGACAACCAACAATTAAGGCAAAAGGTGGTGAGGCTCTTTGGTTGGCATCTGCTCTTGTATTCTTGTTTGGTAATCAGAAAAATGCTGGTATTAATCACATTACTGCAACTAAAAATGGTAGAACGGTATCTTACGCTATCAGAACAAAAATCTCTGTCCTAAAGAACCACATTAACGGATTGGGATATAAAGATGGTAAGATTATTGCAACACCACAAGGATATATTGCTGATGATAAAGATGCTCTTGAAAAATACAAAAAAGAGTATTCACAGTATTGGAACGCAATTCTTTCAGGAACAGGGGAGTTAATCCTTGATGAAACTGAAGAAACTTTTGAAAACGAAAACGAACAATTCTAATTAGTTTTCAGTGAAAAAAACATTACTTGTTGACGGAAATAATCTGATGAAGATTGGTTTTCACGGTGTGAAGGATTACTTTCATAATGGTGAACACATTGGGGCGTTGTATCATTTTATGAATACTCTCCGTAAATTCATTGATGAACAAAACTTTGACAAGGTAGTGGTATTTTGGGATGGTGAAGATTCCACAAGTTTACGTGGAATTCTTTACCCCAAGTACAAACAAAATCGTAAGTTAACAATGGAGGATGCAATCTTTATGTCCTACCTAAAACAAAAAAATCGTATCAAACAATATCTTGAGGAAGTTTATATCAGACAACTTGAGATTAGTGGTAGAGAAGCGGATGACCTAATTGCTTACTATTGTCATGTTTCCGAGAATGAAGATAAACTAATTTTTTCATCAGATAGGGATTTAACACAACTTATTTCTGAAAAGGTGTCCATATACTCACCATCCCTTAAATCTACGTTTAAATACGGGGATAAGATTAAATTTGATGACTTTGAGTTCCCACATTATAATGTTAAAACATTGAAAATAATGACTGGTGATAAATCGGACAATATTGAAGGGATTTATCTTTTGGGTGAAAAGACATTAGTTAAATTTTTTCCTGAGATACTTGAAACAGAAGTTTCTTATACCGATATTTTGAAAAAGGCTGAAGATTTACTAAAAGAAAATAAAGATAATCAAACTTTAAAAAATCTTTTAACTGGTAAGACTAAATCAGGTATCTTTGAGCAAGAATTTTTTCAGGTAAATGAACAGATAGTTGATTTATCAAACCCGCTCCTTACTGACGAGGACAAAAAAGAAATTACAGAAATTGTTAACGAAACATTAGAACAAGACGGTAGAAGTTACCGAAACGTTATTAAGTATATGGTTGAAGATGGGTTATTTAAGTATCTACCAAAGGGAGACGATGCTTGGACATACTTCCTCAAACCATTTATGAAACTTACAAGAAAAGAAAAAAACAAACCAAAAAATAGATAAAAAAAATGAATCAAAATGAAATGACAAAAATGGAGTTTTTGTTGACTCTAAATGAGAACATCGTTGTCCAACGTTTTTACAATGTTCGTGGATTTAACCCGAAGGCAAAAAACTCAATGGATGTTTATGACCAAGTTTATGACTTTACTGAAAGACTTCAAAAGTATTTGAAGATGAGGTCGGTGGATTATTTGCTTGAGAATGAATACCAAATTTCTGAAGACCCACAAGTATTGGAAACTTCTTTTACTGATGGACCCGAAAACTTTAATATCTTTGTAAAAATTGACGGAGATACGGTTCATCATAGACAATTTGATGCTAAGATTTACCCACCAAAAGTTAGATACACTGTGGATGTAAGATTCCTATTGAAGGATTTATTAAGAGAATTAACAGAAATTTTTTCATCTAAAAATTTAACTTTGGATTATATGGGTGTTCGCTTGGCTCGTTAATATTTATCAAAAAACCAACAGACATCTATGAGTACAGACAAGAATTTTGATTATTTAGGACAAACATTTCAGTTACAGTTACTGAACCAAATTATCACAGATAAGGACTTCGCACATTCAATTGTGGAGGTTCTTGAAGTGGGATATTTTGAAAATAAGTATTATAAAATCATCCTACAGATGATTAAAGAATACTATTCAAAATATGAGGCAAGTCCTAATTTTGAAACTCTGTCTCAAGTTGCTAAAAGTGAAATTTCCCAAGAATTAGCAAGAAAAATCGTATTAGATACGATAGGTGAAATAAAAATTGCACCTGACGAAGGGAAAACTTTTGTTCAAGAAAAAGCATTAAAATTCTGTAAACAACAAGAGTTACAGAAAGTAATGGGTAGGGCTCAAAAAATAATTGACTCCGGTGAATTTGAAAACTATGACCAACTTGAAGAGATGGTGAGAGAAGCTCTTCAAGTCGGTAACATAGACAAAGGAACAGGAGACGTTTTTGAAAACCTTGATGACGTATTATCTGACGATTACAGACACCCAATCCCAATGGGAATACCAGGAATTGATAATCTACTAAAAGGTGGTTTGGCTAAAGGAGAAATTGGTGTTATCTTAGCTCCTACGGGAGTTGGTAAAACCACAGTGACTTCTAAAATTGCAAACCATGCTTTTAATATGGGATTCAATGTTCTTCAGATATTTTTTGAGGACAATCCAAAGATTATCCAAAGAAAACACTTCACTATGTGGACAGGAATTGCCCCTGATAAATTGGGTGACCACAAAGAGGAAGTGTTAAGTAAAGTGCAGGAAATTAAAGATAAGATGGAAAATAAACTTATCTTAAAAAAATTACCTTCAGATACTTTGACAATGAATCAGATTAAGAATCAATTAAGAAAAATGATTGCGGATGGTATCAATATTGATGTAGTCATTTTGGATTATATTGATTGTGTAACCCCTGAAAAATCATTGGAAGATGAATGGAAATCTGAAGGTTCGGTAATGAGAGCATTTGAAGCAATGTGTCACGAGTTACACATTGCTGGTTGGACTGCAACACAAGGTAATAGAAGTTCTATTTCATCGGAAGTAGTGACTACAGACCAAATGGGAGGTTCAATTAAAAAGGCTCAAGTTGGACACGTTATTATTACAATTGCTAAAAGTTTACAACAAAAAGAATTAAATTTGGCAACAATTGCAATTACAAAATCACGTATCGGTAAAGACGGGATTGTATTTGAGAATTGTAAATTTAACAATGAGTTGATGGAAATTGACACTGAAAGTTCTGTTACTTTCTTAGGATTGGAAGAAAATAAAGAACAACAAAAAAGAGACAGAATTAAAGAAGTTTTGGAGAAAAGAAAACAAGAACAAGGATAATTATTAAAACATAAACAAAAAATATATGGAAAAAATATTAGTAGAAAACCCAAACAGATTTGTAATCTTTCCGATTCAATATAATGATATTTGGGAATATTATAAAATGCATCAAGCGGCATTTTGGACAGCGGAAGAGATTGATTTAAGTGGGGATATAAGAGATTGGGAAAATTTATCAGAAAATGAACAGTATTTCATTAAGAACATTTTGTCGTTTTTTGCGGCGTCAGATGGGATTGTTAATGAAAATTTGGCAGAAAACTTCTATCGTGAAGTTCAGTACCCTGAAGCTAAATTTTTCTATGGGATGCAACTTGCAATGGAGAACATCCATTCATTAATGTATTCTCTTCTTATTGATACATACGTGTCAAATGAAGAGGAAAAGAACAAATGTTTCACCGCATTGGATAATCTTCCGGCAGTTCAAAAGAAGGCTAAATGGGCTTTGGATTGGATTGAAAATGCGTCTTTCCAAGAGAGATTGGTGGCATTTGCGGCAGTTGAGGGTATCTTCTTTTCTGGTTCATTCTGTTCAATCTTTTGGTTAAAGTCACGTGGTATTATGCAAGGTTTGTGTAATGCTAATTCTTTAATCTTTAAAGATGAAAATCTACATTGTGATTTTGCAATTCATTTATTGAACAATCACATTGAAAACAAACCAAGTGAGAAGAGAATTAAAGAAATTTTATTGTCGGCACTTGAAATTGAAAAAGAATTTATCACAGAATCATTACCAGTGTCTCTTATTGGAATGAACCAAAATTTGATGAAACAATATTTGGAGTTTGTGGTTGATGGATTATTAGTTAAGTTTGGTTGTAAAAAACAATTCAATGTTGAACAACCATTCAAATTTATGGAACAAATTGCCGTTGAAACAAAAGGTAATTTCTTTGAATCTAGAACAGTTGAATATCAAAAAGCAAAGTTAAATGAGACTCTCTCCTTTACTGATGACTTTTAATTTACTATCTTTTTAAACTATGATGTCACTTAGAATTAAAAAACGTAGTGGGGACGACGCATCGTTTAACCCACAGAAAATTTATCAAAGAATTAAACGAGCCTCAAAAGGTTTGAATGTAAATTCTGACGAAATCTTTATTAAGGTAATTACTTCAGTACCAACTGAAGGGGTTATCGCTACCAAAGATTTGGATAAGTTAATTTATGAAATTGCCGCAGCTTTTACAGGTAGTCACCATGATTACTCTCGTTTGGCATCATCAGTTGCAATTTCATCATACCACAAAGAAACTGACCCAAGTTTTTCAAATACAATGCATACCTTACACGTTGATGGTATTGTAAGTAATGAATTAATGGCGATTGTTGAATCTTATGGTCCTAGTAAAATTGACGAGGTAATTAATCACGATAATGATTATAACTTTGACTATTTTGCTTGGAGGTCACTTTCTGAAATGTATTTGTTGAAATTACCAAGTGGTAAAGTTGTCGAAAGACCTCAACATATGTATATGAGAGTCGCTCTTTGGGTTACTAATACATTTGAAGAAGCGGTTGAATACTATCAAGCATTGTCAAGTCAGAGAATATCTCCAGCGACCCCAATTATGATTAATGCGGGAACAAAGGTTCCACAATTAGCATCTTGTGTTCTTCATTATAATGATTCGGATTCTCGTGAAGGTTTGTTGAATACTATGAGAGACATCTCAACTTATTCATCAGATGCTGCGGGTATCGGATTATCAATGTCTAACATTCGTAGTAAGGAGAGTCGTATTACATCTTCAGGTGGATACGCTGGAGGGTTGTTGAAGTATTTGAAGATTGTTAACGAGTCACTTCGTTTCTTCAACCAACAAGGACGTAGACCAGGTTCTGCGGCAATTTACTTGGAACCTTGGCATAAAGATATCTTTGATTTATTGGATATTAAAAAGAATACAGGTGCTGAGGAATTAAGGGCTCGTGATTTATTTACCGCACTTTGGATTCCTGACAACTTTATGAACGCAGTTAAGAACAATGACGATTGGTATTTGTTCTGTCCTAATGATATCGTTAAATCGGGTATCAAACCATTACAAGAGTCTTTTGGTGATGAGTATGAAACTAACTATAACAAGGCGGTTGAGTTAGGCCTCGGTAAGAAAGTTAAGGCTCAAGAAATTTGGAACAAGATTATTGAATCTCAAATTGAAACGGGTGTACCATATCTTTGTTCTAAAGACAATGCTAACAAAAAGACAAATCATCAGAATATTGGTGTAATCAAACAATCAAATCTTTGTAACGAGATTTACCAATATACAGATGAGAAAACAACTGCTATCTGTACTCTTTCATCTATGGTATTGAAGAACTATGTGAAAGATGGTGAGTTTGATTTTAAAGGTTTGTATGAAGAAACTCGTAAAGTTGTAAGAGCATTGAACAAAGTTGTTAATATCAATAACTACTCAACTGAAAAAGGTCGTAAGGGTGGATTGGAACAAAGAGCAATTGCAATTGGAACACAAGGGCTTGCAGATGTATTCTATTTGATGGATTATATCTTCACATCTGATGAAGCTCGTAAGTTGAATAAAGAAATATTTGAAACAATTTATTTTGCAGCAATTACTGAAAGTTGTAGTTTATGTAAGTCAGAAGAATATAAACCATATGATTTCTTTAACGGTTCACCGATGTCAGAAGGAATATTCCAATTTGATATGTGGGGACTTAATGAAGGTGATTTGTCAGGAAGATGGGATTGGAACTCATTAAAAGAAGAAGTTAAAGATTATGGTGTTTGTAACTCATTATTCACGGCTCAAATGCCTGTAGCATCTTCGGCGAAGATTACAGGTTCATACGAAATGACTGAACCAGCTCACTCAGCAATCTTTAACAGACGTGTAGTTGGTGGCGAAATTATGATTGTTAACAAGTACTTAATTAACGACTTTGAAAAGATTGGAATTTGGTGTGAGGACTTAAAGAATGAAATCATAATGTGCGAAGGCTCAATTCAAAACATTAACTTCAACAACTATCTTGACCAAGAAGATAAGAAATACAATTCAAAAGTTAAAAGAATTGAACACTTGATTAACAAGTATAAAACAATTTGGGAAATCTCACAAAAGTCATTGATTGAAATGGCGGCCGACAGAGCACCATTTATTGACCAATCACAATCAATGAACATCTATATGGGTAACCCAACATTGTCAAAGATTTCATCATCACATTTTTATGGATGGGAAAAGGGATTGAAAACACTTTGTTATTATGTAAGAACAAAGGCAATCTCAACAGGAGCGAAACACTTGGCAGTTGATATCTCAAAAATTAACAAACCAAATCCAACACCTGAACCACCAAAGGTAGATTATACAAGTATGAATTTACCACCAAAACCTGATAATAGTCAATTTGATTGTTTTGGTTGTTCATCATAATAGAAACCCGACATTGTCGGGTTTTTTTATTTAAAGAAGTATTTATTAATATGTCTAATATTATTCAGGAAGAAATTGAAAAAATAAGAAAAATGATGCTTTTGGAAGAATTAGTCCAAGAGGATGGTGCTAAAAAATTAAAACAAACTTTAGACATTTTAAAAAAGAAGAAAAAAGTTTTATTGTTAAGTTGTTCAAATAGATTTAACTGGGACCCTAAAAAAATTGATGTTCCTAAATCAAAATTAATTGCGATGTATTTGAATGAAGAACTTGGTGATAAATCAGTTTTTATGGATGTTTCAGAACTCAAGATTTTTCCTTGTGAAGGGAATGTTTCAAGAAAAGAGGGTAATAGTTGTGGTATTTT